AAAGATAGAAAAATTAATGGTAACCAACCTGTAGTCAGCACAGAACACATGGGTGAAACTCAACTAGACGAACTAGATCGTCCAAGTGGTAAACTATACATTATTATCACAGCAGATAACGCTGGTGCTCCCCATGTGTTTGGTGACTTTGGTTCATTCCCACAAGACGTCATGCACAAGATTGCTAAACGTGGTACTAGAGATAAATCAGGTGCTAAAACTAAACTAAAGATTGATTTCTTGTTTGACGACTTTAGAACCACAATCCAACAACTAAGAATGATATTTAGAGACGTAGATTTTGTAGGTGCAGAAGCCGCAGAATTTATCATTAAAAGTTCTGCACTACGCAGTGATCAAGGTGAAGATGTTAAACATCTAAAAGACTATATTGAAAGTGGCGATGATCGTCGTATGAAGATGTATCAAGCACCAGAAGATGATGAAGAAGAAGGCGAGCCAACTGGTGGCAATATACTACGTATTGACCCTGAAACTGGTGCTGCACGTAGAGTTGTTGGTGTAAAACCACAAACACAGATGGGCGGACATGCTGTAGCACAACCAACTACTTTTAAATACACATTATTAAAAACTGAACTCATGCCTAAACTACGTGATATGGGATTCAAGTTCGATGGAAATCAAATCATATTAAGAGCAGATCAAAGAGACAAATTAAAGAATATGTTAGGAACACAATTTCAAAGCGTATTTGGACAAAAAGGTACATTCAAAGAAGGTGGCCCATTTAGTTATGGTAAACCTCCACGCAAAGGCTCAGTGGCTGATTTGGCAGCAAAGCGTCGTAAAGAACAGGATAGAAAAACTCCCGCCATTGAACCTAAAGATCAAATGGTTGGCAACGCCAAGGTTACGAAGGATGTGAAAGAAGGTGGCGAAAAATACAAAATCAAAACTATTGGCAGTGATATTAACCCAGCAACTAACAAGAGAGCAGATTATTACATCAGTCCAAGTACAGGCAAAAAAGTCTATAAAACTGGTGTGAAGAAAGGTGATCACGAAAGTCCCAACAGTGGCGATGTTAAAAAACAAGTAAAAGAATTCAAAATGTCATTGCCGCCAGCTGGATTAAGTCCAGAAGAAGCAGCAGCATTTGCCGCAGATCAACAGGCTCGATCACAGGCCATGTATCAAAAGCAGCAACAACAGCAAACACAACAAGCACTACCGCCAGGCGCTATTCCTGGAAAAGATTCAATACATCCAAAACAATACAAGTATGATGAAAAATTAGATGCATGGATTCCTGGTCCACCACTTATGCCAGCAATGGAGAGCAGACCTAATGCATTTGCTCGTGCTATTATGAAAGAGTTTGGGTTGAAGTAAGGATTAGAACATGGAAATTAAAACTATATTAGACAAACTTCGTAGATTAGACGAAATAGGTGACCCTGATGATCCTGCTAATTTTGAAAAGTTTCCGCCATTACGCATAGGCGATATCGATCCTCGAAATGGTCAGAAGATTTTAAGTGCTGCCATTAGTGATGACGGTACTGTGATACGTAGTCGTTTTGGTGATATTTATAATGTTAAATACGGTCCAGCTGACGTTCCCCCACAACCACCGAAGCCAGAGCCACCAAAGCCAGAGCCACCAAAGCCAGAGCCACCAAAGCCAGAACCACCGAAACCAGAACCACCGAAACCAGAACCACCAAAGCCAGAACCACCGAAACCAGAACCACCGAAACCAGATGATGTTGTAGTTGATCCACCTAATCCTAGGGTAAAGAAAAAATGGCCTACTACACGAGCCGAAATCATGGCTTTCCAAAAAGGCAGAGATGATCCACGTGTACCAGGACAAAAACTAGTAGTCGATGGTAAAATTGGATCCCATACCTATGAAGCATTAGTTAAAGATGGATACGAACCACCTAATGATTCAGATTATGGAGTAACACCCTATAAGGTTAAACCAAAGCCTGGAGTTAAACCAAAGCCCGGGGACAAGCCATTTAAAAATGGTTATAAAAATCCAGGAACAATAGCTTTACAATATTGGTTAAACAAAAACGGACAAAAAGTCCCGATTGACGGCATATTTACTCAGTCAACTCAAGATGCGTGGGACGCTGTTAATGCTATTCAAAAAGGTATGGAACCTTCAGAAATGCTTGCTCTCGGTACAGCATGGAATGTAACACCTGGTAGGGGAAATATGGGTTTAGGTGATCCGTCATGGATTAGCATGATGATAAAACACGGGTTTGATCCTAAGACTGGGCTGCCGCCTATAAGAGAAAGTTTTGGTCGTATTGCTAGAGCCCTAATGAAAGATTTTGGGATATAGGAATAAACCATGGATATGAAATCATTAATCGTTGAACTTAATAAATTTAATACAGACGGTGCTGTCGATGCTACATATAAAGATATACCAACATCAACTAATTCCAATGATCCATTTAATTTAACCAAAGGCGCTAATCGTGTAGAAATCGCCGACAAACTAACATCTAAAGGAATTCCGGTAGTCAAGAACACTAAACAGGCTGTTGCCAAAGTTGCTGCCAAAATAGGTAATTCGGCAGCTGGTAAACTTGTAAGCAGAGTTTTACCAGGAGTGGGGCTAGTAGTTGGTACCATGGATGCTATTGACAGAGCCAAAAAAGGAGACTGGGTCGGTGCTGGTATAGCTGGGTTATCGGCAGTATTAAGTTTAGGCGGACCACTTACAGCAGGTGCTTCACTAGGATTGACCGGCTATAACATGTATCGTGATTATGCTAAAGAAAAAGAAAATCCTGTAAATGATCCAGAAAAAACAAGTGATACTACACCTGTAACTACTCAGCCAGCTAAAGACGGTCCGGCCCCTGATCCCGAAATACAAGCTGTTCAAAAGAAAATATTGGCCAAAGATCCAAATGCATTGCCTAAATACGGTGCAGATGGACGCATGGGCCCGGAAACACAGGCAGCCATGGCCAAATATGTCATGTCAACAGAGTCTCAACAAACTGTTGCAGAAGGTATTCGTAGTTTACAAGAACGTATGGACTTAATTGAAGCTAAAGCTCTAATCAGAGAAAGTTTAGAACAAACTTATTTCCTAGACAAAAACTACTTTATGTATGACAAGTCTGGAGAACAAATTGTTGATTTACTTACAATTAGTGTAATTAACGAAGCCTACGATGAAGGGCAGATCAAAATTAAAAAATTAAGTTAATTATGCCATTGGCCTTGGAAACAATGACGTAACTCATGTCCAAGATTATGCATATTTGCTTTTTTACCTGTGACAATCACACATGAATCTCCGTCCTGCGTACTACAAGCACTAATTTCATATTTGATTGGGCCGTAACCTCTCGCAATATTTAATTTACTACAATATTCACGTACATTGTCAACCGCTTTCCATTCTACTCGAACAACGCTATGATTTTTACGAGTTGCATCAAAAAGCTTAACTGGATTATCGTCCAGTGGCTCGGCGGCATGAGCCATTACTGATTGAACCAAAAATACTGCAAGAACAAGCTTTTTCATGATGTGTAGCCAAGTATTTCAACATGTATACATTATATGCTCTTATGGCAAAATTGTCAACTACTTTTTGTTGACTTAGGCCAGTAAATAGCGTACACTAACAAAGTTAAGGAGATACTATGTCAAGCAGAATTTACGGACCCGAAGAAAAGGCCAAATTGGAAAAACTCATCAACGAAGGCAGCACTGTACTTCGTGAAATTGAAGACCTTCAAGAGGGTCTAAAAGAAACAGTTAAGGCCGTAGCTGAAGAGCTCAATGTCAAAACCAGCATTATTAATCGTGCTATCAAAATTGCACACAAAGGTGATTGGAGTGCCCATGACAGTGATTGGAAAGAAGTGGAAGCAATTCTAGACATTACCAAAAAAATCTAATGAATAAACTCAAAGACGCCATTATAGAATGGTCGTTGACTGCATTGCTAATTGTGGGTGTGGCATTGACCAGTTTCAATGTCTATCCCATAAACTTATGGGTATGTTTGGCCGGGAATATTGGCTGGGTATATCTAGCATGGACTTGGCGTAAATGGAGTCTATTAGTGGTGCAATTGATTATCACAGCCATTTACATGTTAGGCATAAGTAAAGTATACTTGTAAGGCAAGCAGGCCATAAGCTGCACAATCGGTATTTGTCTGCCACAAAAGACATAGGAGAATTTATGTACGTCGATGCTTATTTCGACCGTGACAATGATGTTGTCAGGGTTGTGGAACGTAACCGCGATGGTAAGAGAGAATATAGAGATATTCCCGGGCGGTTTGTGTTTTATTATGAAGACCCCAAGGGCAAACATACTAGTATATATGGCACATCTGTTTCTAGATTGGCTTCTAAAACACAAAAAGATTTCCACAAAGAACTAAAAATACACTCAAATAAACGTATCTACGAAGCAGATATTAACCAAATATTTGTCTGTTTGAGTGATAACTATCTCAACGCCGAAGTGCCCAAACTTAATGTAGCATTTTTCGACATCGAAGTAGACTTTGATCCTGAACGTGGATATGCAAGTCCAGATGATGCCTTCATGCCTATCACTGCTATCAGTGTACATTTACAATGGCTAGACACATTAGTTTGTTTGGCAGTGCCGCCCAAAGGCATGAGCGTTGACCAAGCACAGGAACTTGTTAAAGATTTTCCCAATACACATATCTTCGACAACGAGGCAGATATGTTGGACACATTCCTAAACTTAATTGAAGATGCTGACCTACTAACTGGTTGGAACAGTGAAGGTTATGATATCCCTTATACTGTTAATCGTGTAACTAAAGCACTAAGCAAAGATGATACTAGACGATTTTGTCTATGGGGACAATATCCCAAACGTCGTGAATATGAAAAATACGGCAAAAAAGCAGTAACATATGACCTAGTAGGGCGTGTACACTTAGACAGTCTTGAACTTTATCGACGTTACACTTATGAAGAACGTCATACTTACAGACTAGATGCTATTGGTGAAATGGAGATTGGCGAACGTAAAACTGTCTACGAAGGCACATTAGATCAACTGTATAACAATGACTTTAAAACATTCATAGAATATAATCGTCAAGACTGCGCCTTGTTAGACAAGCTAGATAAAAAACTTAAATTTATCGACCTAGCCAATACACTAGCACATGAAAATACTGTGCTACTACAAACTACTATGGGTGCTGTGGCTGTTACTGAACAGGCCATTATCAATGAAGCACATCGTAGAGGGTTCATTGTGCCTAATAGAACCAAGATGAGTGAACGCGACGATACTGCGGCAGCAGGTGCCTATGTTGCTCATCCCAAAGGAGGAATTCATGACTGGATTGGATCCGTAGACATTAACAGTCTATACCCAAGTGCTATTAGAGCTCTTAACATGGGCCCTGAAACTATTATAGGACAATTACGGCCTATACTCACTGACGAATACATTGAAAATCAAATGACCTCAAGTAAGAAAAGTTTTGCTGGTGCTTGGGAAGGGCAGTTTGGTTCCTTAGAATATGAAGCAGTAATGAACAAAGAGATCGGCACTGAAATTGTCATTGACTGGGAAAATAGTGAAACTGATGTGGTCAGTGCTGCTGAAACATATAAACTAATTTTTGACAGCAATCAACCTTGGATGTTGAGTGCTAATGGTACAATTTTTACTTATGAAAAAGAAGGAGTTATTCCAGGCCTGTTGAAACGATGGTACAGTGAACGTAAAGAAATGCAGGCCAAACTAAGGGAGGCCATAAATGCTGGTAACAAAATTGAAGAAGAGTATTGGGATAAACGCCAATTGGTTAAGAAAATTAACCTCAACAGTCTCTACGGTGCTATTCTTAATCCTGGTTGTCGCTTTTTTGATAAGCGTATTGGTCAATCAACCACCCTTACAGGCAGACAAATTGCCAAGCACATGGCTGCTAAGGTAAATGAAATCATCACAGGACAATATGATCACGTAGGCAAGGCTATTATATATGGCGACACTGACAGTGCATACTTTAGCGCATATAAAACTCTAAAAAAGGAAATCGACAAGGGCACTATACCTTGGAGCAAGGACAATGTCATAATCTTATATGATCAAATTGCTGACGAAGTTAACAGCACTTTTGCTCAATTTATGCTAGATTCTTTTCATTGTCCAAAAAGTCGCGGGGAAGTTATTAAGGCAGGAAGGGAACTGGTAGCTACCAAAGGACTGTTCATTACCAAAAAGCGTTATGCTGTATTATACTATGACAAAGAAGGCAAACGCACTGATGTCAATGACAAGCCCGGTAAAATCAAGGCCATGGGATTAGATTTGAAACGTAGTGACACTCCAGAATTTATTCAAGACTTTTTGAGCAAAGTCTTGGAAATGGTTCTAACCGGACATGAACAAAAAGAAGTTATAGATTATATTAACGATTTTAGAACTGAATTCAAAGT